AAGAGTGGTACGAGGGACAATAACCTCTCAGACTTAGAATTACGGGGTTTAACGCCCTTTTCTAGTCCAGGTATGTAAATTCCCTCATCCCTCATTAGTTTGCGTGTATGCTGCCGTAAGGCCTCTTGATAGCCAACTGTCTCTACCTTCATCCTTCTTGGTGAGTATTTCTTAAATGCATCTATTATTAGTTGTGGTTGTTCAGCTGGGTTTGTTCTGGATCTCTCTATGTCCACGATGTAGACATTTCCTCCGTGATCCATGGCTACTGTTGCTATCACAAAGTAATCCGCATGCCGAGAGAGGGAGGATGCTGGGTCTATGCCCGCATACAACTCGACAGGCGTAATCACTTCTTCTTCACCTTGTAATTGAACTAAACAATTCTGTCCAGCTATTTTCTTATATTTCTTGTGATGTATCTTCATGTATTTTGGTTTGAACGGAGCATCTCCTGGAGCTTGCGGTTGGTTCATATACTCCTGATAGAACCCCGCCAGATTACCCACAGATGCCATATCGTCTCGTAAGGCTATAATCTCCTTACGGGTGTACATCTCTGGCCATACTGGTATCTCATTGTCGTCCCAGATAGTATACCAGAGAGTTCTCCATGCTGGACTCTCTTTAGCCCAGAATAAGAAGCAATCCTCAGAGATAACTGTACCAACCATAATAAGTCTACCATTCTTAGCTAAACTAGGAATAACAGCCTCTGTAAGCCACTTACGGTTCTTTGCTCTACCTTCTGCTGTATATGCGTTTTTCTCTGACTCAAAATCATCCACAATGATTAAGTTAGGTCTATCATCCACATGAATCAATCCACGTAAACTCTGTCCTGCACCAGCAGCTACAACTCTAGCCCCGTTACCAAATACAACGCTATCTTCTCTCCATGTGGTTGCTGTGTCAGCTCCAATGTTCCCGAACATAGCAACAAACTCTTTCGAGTCTGTCAAATGTGTCTTTAGTCTTGTTAAGAAATTAATGCTCTGAGCACGAGACTCAGATATAATTAATATAAATAACCCTTCGTTTGATTTCTTGAAAGCTATACGCCATGCTGGGTAAAGGAATGACATAATTGTTGACTTGGCTGTTCTCCGTGGAGCTGCACACAATACTCTCGGTATTGACTCATCTCTTACTGTATCTAATATCTCTTTGTGAAATGGTGGTGATTTCTCACTAAATGCGGTTGGGAACATCATTCTCCCAAATAAACCCACATCACCTTTCATTTTCTTTAAAGCAGCTAGTTTTTGGTATTCTAGCTCAAAATCTTGACTATTCATCATCAACCTCCATAGTTGTTTGTGTTGCTATTAGTTTCTGCTCTTCTTCTCCGAGTCTGTCTAATAGTCTCCGTGTCGTGCTTGCTTCTAGTTGCTGAGTAGTCTTGATTTGTTTCTTCTCATTCATGCCATGCATGTTTTGAAGGTTATCTACCGCTTTTAGAAGGTTTGTCACGTCTTTCTTTTCCTTGGCCATACCGATCGCTTCAGTCAATAAATCGAGTGTAAAGCTCTCCGTAAGTCCATGTTCGTGTAACAGCTTCTCTAGTTCTTCTCTAACCATCTTTTTAAATACCTCTGTTTTCATCCTACGCTTGTATGTAGCGTGCTGGTTGTCCGTGTGGTCTCCCAGGGCTATATCGAGCGATAGGTCTTTGTCCATAGTCATAGCGTAAGCCATGGCTAGGTTCTTCATCTTACCGTCGCCTTTAGCAGCGACTTCTAATTCTGGAGCTCCAGTATAGGTGTGCTTGGAGCGTCTACCTTGTGCTTTAAATTTCTTAGTTGGGTACCTTGGATTATACAATACATAGCCGAAAGGCATACGAACATACTTATTCTGGCCTTTTCTGCCATCCGAGTAGTGAGATACCTTGAGTACCTCCGCAACAAAGTCGTCATCTGTAACTGCATATTCCCCCTCTTTAGCTACTTTCCAGTCGAAGAACTTTATCCCTGCTGTGAGGGCTTCCTCTCTGGTGCGTATCCAATGGTCTCTTGGACCATCGTTATGGTTTATGTGTATTGAATACATTAAGGTAAAAAGTTCACTCTTTTGAAAGCCGCTTGCATATCTTTGTTCTGTTCATTCTTTATAAAATTACTTAGTTTATCAAATCTATCCGTCAACAAGTTACCATTGGTCTGTGTTTTGCTTTCCAGTATCATATTATTGTAGTTGTTAGAGTCCACCGCTTTTCTTAATTTAGGCCAGTTTTTCTTTGTAACATCACCAGTGTTAAAAATTTTATCTATAAGAGATACATATTGGGCGTTATTTAGATCACTCGGCAGTATATTGCTACGGTTTATTAATTCATCTTCCGCTAGCATTAAATCCTTTACAAGAAGTATATTTATATCTCTATTACTTAGTCCAGCGGAGAAGTCTTCACCTTCTTGTATCTTGTGCCCATACCCTATTGTATCAGATCCACCCTCATAACTTCCAAAAGGATAGAACTTTCGATCTACTTTGTTTAAACCCTTTAACCTGGGATTTTCAACACTTTTAAAATATTCTAGTATCTCCGCATCCTCTAGGTGTGGTGATCTTCGTTCAAATCTACTCATTATCTACTTACCCCAGCCCATAATACGGGCTTATTTCTAGTTTTATCGTCTATGTGAATGTGTTTAGAACCAACCTCAATACCAGAGAAACCGCACTCTATTGCTAGGGTTATAAGTTCCCTAGTATACGAGTCTGATTTTATTCTTATATCTAATGCTAATCCGTCCATGTGAGCAGACTTGGTAGCTCCACCTATGTTCTTGTTGTGCTTCTTGCATCTAAAGCCACTAGTTACATTCATAGCTTTCTCAAGTTCTTCTCTGAGGGCTACAATCTTGCTCATGAAGCGCTTATCCATGTAAACCTTACCACAACACGGGCAAGCTAGCTCTTTAGTCGTAAAATGCTTGTATTTAGCCATTAAGTGAACCTCTTAATATTTTTTATTAAAAAATTTTCTTCCATCTCTATCCAATTCTCCAGTTCTTCATCATAAATATCCTGAAAAAGCGTTGAGTTACAAAAATAAGGTACGTCTGTAGCAAGTTGTCCTAGTAAATAAGGAGGAGTGTGTGCGTCTTTAAGACCTTGTTTCATGAAATCTTTAATATACGAGTTAATCTTCATGCGAATCTCTTTGTCTTCCATAAAACCTAGCTTAACTCCTACTCTTAAAGCCATAAAACCTCCTCTCTCTTTGCTCTCCATTAAAAATAATAATATACGTAATTCTGTCAAGGGTTATCTTTTCTCTTAATTAACTACTAGTAACTAACTACATAGTACAAACCCTCTTACACAAGAAATAAATATTATATTATTTTATATATGTATTATTTGGTGTCTCGGAGGAGTGTGTTATATACTGATAACTTAAAATGATTATACAGTCGGAGTGTGTGGCTTGTTATGTATCAATATGTCTATTTCTGTTACAGAATTGGAGTGGGTGGTATACCTACAACCCCACCGCCTCCAAAATCGGTTGACGGCCTACTCTCCTCCTTTGACAGAAAAGTTCATCGTTGAGAGAGTAGTCCCTCCCCCGGGAGGCTTTGGGCCGCTACCAACAGTGAGATACTGAAGGTGTCTACAGGAGAGGTATCCACTTCATCCTGTAAATTAAACCACTTTCAATGGAGAAGATATGAAACTGATTAAATTACTACAGGACTGCGGCATCAACCCTACTCAGTTGGCTAAGACAACACGAAACGGAACGGAACGTTTCTATGTCTTAGTGCCAACAGAGGAGCAGTTGACTGCCGTGGAAGCTTTAACTAGCCCCATTGGGGAAAGATCCAATGGAACTACTTATAAGCTCACGGCAGCACGCGCTGGGTCAACCTACACCGACAAGTTCGGGAGAGAGACATCCCGAAAAACGAACTCGGTTTCGGTTAACCCAGTCGCAACTGTCACAGCAGACGACCTCTAACGAGGTCTAAGCTGTTTGGGACCAGGGGGAA